CCATCTCAAGTTGCATTTCTGAAGTGTTTTTAACAGCGGTAACATACTCTTGCTCGCCTGTAGAAAGCATTTGTTTGATACGTTTGTTTTCGTCTAATAGCTTTCTGGTAGCGTTAATAGCCACTTCGCGCTCACGTTCTGCAGCTTCGGCACGACGGCGTTCATCGTTCCATACCCGCTTCATGGTGATTAGCTTCTTTTTGGCATCTTCGCTGTATTTGTCTAGTTCATTGACTTCAACTTCCAGTTTTTTGACTGTTTCTGGGCTAGCAGGGAATCTGCCGCGGTCTTCCTCTGGGGTATCGTCCTCAATCTCAATATCAATAGCATCTTCTGCCATATCTACTGGGGTCGTTTCCTGTTCGTCTGGAAACGTATACTTCTCTTGTTGTAGCTCTGCCATCGTTTGGCTCCTTAAATAAATTTGCGGGTAATTCCGCGTGGATCGTCCACAATTGCCTCTACGGAATCATCATTAATAATGCGGAATTCTCTACCGTGAATTACTAGGCGTGTTCCAGCATTGGGGCGGACAAGGATAAAATCTCCCTGTTTGCACCAAGGTCCGGTGGGAAAACGCTCTTTATCTGCGTAACAATCTGGTCCTAGCGATACTACAAATAGGACTGTTGTTAGAATTTCGTCATTTTTAATGGTGACATCTGCTTTGGCTAGGCCGTTATCAAACTCTTTTTCAGCTTCTGGAATAGCGCAAAGTATGCGATATCCTTGTGGCTTTGGAAGTTGACTGGCTTTTTCCTCTTGGCTCTTGTCGAGTACTGCTGATAAATCTACTGCTTGTGAAAGGTTTAACTCATTCATCGTCGGAATGTTCCATTCTATGTTTAAGGTCTAGTGCGTACTGCTTTGCAAAGAGAAGACCTTGGATCTCCCCGCAAATCTTTTGGTAGCTATCGAACGACTGTGCGTTACCTGATGCCATCCATTCTTTAAGTTGTGTTGCTTTGCTGTCTAGTTCTGTGACTAAAACCTCAAATACGTCCATTACTCACCTTTCTGTTTTGGTTCCTTCTTTTGTGCTTCGTGATTTTCTCTGCTTTTTTGCAGTGCAACATTAGTTATCAGCTGTTTGTTCTGTAACTCATGCGCCTTACCTTTTTCAGAGATATGCTTAACTAAATCAATTCCCATCTTCATCTTCTCGACTGTTTCGGAAGTTTGCATCTGGGATTGTGATTTGGCTGCGTCCATTGCTGTTTGTGCGGCAATACGGGCGCGCTCTACTTTGATACGCTCTTGGTCAATCATAAAGTCGTTCTTATCCTTCTCGGCTTTACGCTGCTGCTCTGCCATCTTAATCTGCATATCCTGTTGTTGTAACTGAACTAGCGGATCTTGAGCTTGTTGCTGTGCTTGTTGCGCTGCAACCTGCTGTTGGTTTTGTTGCAATAGACGCTGAGAGGCCTGAGCCAATAATGGGGCAAGGCGGGCTTCGACTTCTGGATCCATGTGAACATCTTCTCCAGACTCGTCTTGTTGAGCTGGCAATGACATACCGAGTTGCTTCTCAATCTCAACGCGATATTGGAATCCAAGATGCTCGTTGATGTGCGCCATCATCGCGGCTTGTAACTGCTGCGCCATTGGATTACCCTGCAACAACTGCATAATCTTAGGATCTTTCATAGCCGACATATGGACTGTGATGTGAGCCGTGTGGTCTTGGTATTGGAAAGCCTTTGATGGCTTCATCATCAAAATATCCTGATTTTCTGTAACAGGATCTTTTGGCTTCATATCTTCTGGTAATGGAATTAACTTAGCCCCGTTCTTAATACCCAATACATCAATCATCTGACGATAGAGTAATGGCATATTAAAGAGTGTTGGGGACTGCATAGCCAGCTGCATGACGGCTTGATACTGCACAATCTTTTGCGCCATCGTAGAGGCATTAGGATCGCTAACAGGAATAACGTCTACATTATGGTAATCAGATTGCTTGGCTTTGCGACTGCCTTCTTCTGGCTCATAGTCATACTCTAATGGAGCGTTTCGTCCGATAATTTTCTTTAATAGCTTTAATTCTTGCTTCAAGCTGTAATGAATTCGGGCTTGTACTGCAGACATTACTTTGAGGGTACGCTCCAAGATTGCCAATGTTGTACCGACGGGCGCGGCAGCAGACATATCAGAAACTTGTAAGTCGGCTGTATTTGCAAAACGGCGACCTTCTTCTACGATCTGATTTAACAGCGCCATTAATACTTGGCTTGGTTCCTTGTAGGGGAGGGGCATGATGTTGTCGCGCATGACGCCGGACGGAACATCAACATCGCGGAACTCTCCGGGGGCAATCGGGGTGTCATCTCCTTTGACGCGCAACCCACGGGTCTTAAAGCCACCCGGCAAATTCGCAAGGGATCCTGCATCGACCAGCTGACGTATGATGGAAGTGCCAGACTTAGCGTAAGCGCCAATAAGGTGGATGAGGCCAAAGTTATAAAAACCAAACCCGGGAATATACCCATAGTGGACAAAATGCTGGAGTTTTTTGTGTCTTTCATCTTCTGGCTCCCAGTTACGACGGATAGACAACACCGTGCTTGTGCCTTTTTCAATTGTGACAATGTATGGCAAAGCAATTCCAGTAGCTTCGCCTTCTGCGTCGGTATGCTCGTAACCTTCTAAGTCTAGGTTGACGTGCATTTCTAAAATTTTGTAACGATCATCAGAAGTAGCGCGGAATCCTAGCTTTTCTGCAATCTTTTTCTCTACTTCGTCCAGCGCATTGACTGGATCGCCTAAATCTACATCGCGGTAGAATCCTGCAACCTGCAAAGCGCGCAATTCATTCTCGGTTTTGCGCATAACGTGGGTAATACGATCAGCAGATTCAAGGCTAGATGCGCCATAAGGCACAACCATATCTTCTGCAGGTACATACATAGAGACTTGGCGTCCAAGTTGCTCATCTTCGTACACTTTTTTGAACGCATTACCAGCTAAACCCAAGCCCCAAAGCATTCTTTCCATCTCTGGGCGGTATTCTTGCATGACTTCGGTCAATTCAAAGTTCATATCTTCTTGAACTCGTTCTGCCGCAGCCTTTTTATCTGGTGTTTCTTTGCCAATAACGTGGGTTTTTACTGGACCCGATGCTGGGAAGATGGACATCATGGTTTCTGATTGGAATTTAACCAATGCTTCGCTTAAAAGTGGGTGGTAAACGCCGCAAGCGCCTTCCCATGGCTCACTTCTTTCCTCAATTTTGAGACCTAATAGCTCTAAACCATCTACATAAGTCTGAATCCAATCTTTTCTTGCGCCAATATCGGACTCAAAGTCGGAAATTAAATCGCTAGCCATCGTAGCTAATACGCGATCATCAATTTCTTCTGCAATATTTGCGTAAAAATCGTCGTTCTCTTCGCCTTCTGGGGTTAATGGCTCCATAAAATCGCCGCCCTCTTCAATGCTGACGATCTCAATTTCAAGCGGGACTTCTTTTTCAGCCAGCGCGTCAATTCCTTCTGGTGCTTGGTAGAGAGCTTTATCAATTGCCATATGTTTTTCCTAGTTAATAGTACCCAGCGTTGCGTCTGGATTTAAAATACTGCGGTTCTTCGGGTTCATCGGATGGAAGTCTAATAAAACCGCCCTGTCTAAAGCGAATTAAAGCTTGTGTTGCCGAGTCCACTAAGTCATCGTGGTCTGAATTAGGAAAGGCTGCCATCTCTTCAATGACTTCTTCTGCCCATCTTTTTTCGGGCGCCCAAACCTTGCCAGAGGCAAACAAATCTGTTACTGAATTCAATCGGGCTATCTTATCATTTCCGCGGGTTGGGGTAAACTCGGATACGGGAATACCCATGCGGCGTATTTCTCCGATTAAAGGTAGTCCTGAAGCCTTTCCCTCGACAATCAAAGCATCGGGTTGGAACTCTTTGTACATATCAAAGGCTTTTTCCTTTAGTTCTGGAAACTCTAAGCGCGCTTTATAGGCATCTAACAGAATAACGTGTGGGTCATTCTCATTCTCATTCATATAGAAAACACCCCAAGTCGTGCAGGCTGAGTAGTCTGAACGCTCATTCTTAGTAAATGCGGTATCCCAAGACTGGATAACAAACTCGCAGCGTGGTGGATAATCTTGCTCCCATACCTTCCACCATTCCCTTTTTACTAATGCGCCCTCTTCGGAAGTTGGCTGTTGTTGGTACTGGGCTTGCCACTTGGATATCGGCAATTCCTCCCGTAATACCTCTAGCTCTTTGAGATCCCAGAACTCTGGCCATAGGGCGCGCCCCGACGGGAGAATCGCCGGGAAGTCAATCGTCTCCCAGACGTCGCCGTCTTTCTCGATTGACGATTTAATAATTCTGCCGGTTAAGTCTTTCTTAGCCCAGCGTGTCATAACGACTATAATCGCTCCTCCCGGCTGGAGTCGCTGACGTGGACCTGAGGAGTACCATTCGTATACTTTATCGTAAACTTCGGGATTCGTGGCCGCAATCGCAGCTTCCTGTTCAGAATGCGGGTCGTCGATGATGAGTAGATCCGCGCCCTTACCTGTAACGGTACCGCCAACACCAATAGCAAAATACTCACCATCACCGCTAGTGGACCAACGACCAGCAGCTTTAGAATCTGACCTAAGAGAGACATCTGGGAATACTTTTGCATATTGTTCACTTCCTACTAGGTTACGAACCTTTCGTCCAAAGCCTACTGCCAGTTCAGCTGTGTTAGAACACTGGATAATTTTCTTATTAGGGAAACGGCCCAAGAACCAAGCAGGAAGCATATAAGAAGCAAACTCAGACTTGGTATGTCGTGGAGGCATATTAATAATAAGCCTTTTAATTTTCCCATTAGCTATCTCCTCAAACTTCTTGGCCATCACCTTATGGTGCGCCCCGTTAATAAATCCCGGCCACATCTCATGGACAAACGCCATAAAGTCAGTGGTTGCTTTTTCCCGCTTCTTAGAATTTAAATACACCTCAGCCGCCTCCATAAAGGCAGCTTGCTGCGTAGGGTCCAGTTTTTTAACTAGCTCGTTCAGATTCATTGGGACGCTTTAATTTAATGTATGCGGGGCGGACGGACCGGGCGGTACGGGGTATCCTTTTACAGTGTCCTAGCTCACACAGCCTAACGATAATCCTTTGGATATTGGCCTTTGACTTATCTCCAGTGATATCCATGATGTTTTGAATCGAGGGCGCGTATCCCCGCTTGAGCCAATAGGTCTCAATCACCTCATAGACGTATTGTTGCTTTTCTGTCATAAAAGGATAGATAGGGCTAACCAGATAATCGCCATCCCAAGGATGGCATACATTAAATCGCGGTTGCTCATAGGTGGCTTTCCCAGTTGCGGTCACTCCCCGCCGCTTCGCCCGCTACCCAATGCGCAGACGCAACTCGGTCTTGGTGCTGCACTACTCCATAGATACGGGAACATACTTCTAACACATACCGGATATCGGATACGGATAGCTGTCCCATTAACTGCAGGATCTTAATCACCGCTACGTCATTATCCAAAGGTTGGGGTTTTACAATAGATTCAATCATTTCATCATCCTCTCAATTATGTTCTTAGCCTCAATTTCAGCTAGTTTCTCTTGGTCCTTCTGCTCTTTAATCAAACAACTATGCTCGTGGCTAAGAAACTCTACAAGGCGGGCGTACTGCTCTAGTCTTCCTATAGCCCAGTCCAACTCATACTTCACATCTTTAATATTTCTCATAAAAATATACCCCCCACCCCTGTTGTAAAAAAACAACATAGGGGGGGTGTTTCTGTAAGTGGCAACGTTGCCAGTTGTAACTTATTGTTTTTCATCATCTTTTTTTTCATTTACTTTAGGGGGGCTACTTTTAGGGTGTGATTGGATGTCTGGAATAGTATGCAAGGTCTCTAAGGGACTCCTACTCTCCAATAGAGGGGGTAGGGGGTCGCTGATATGCCCGCTAGTATCGTTAAGCCCCTGTCCTTCTATTTCTCGCATAAGGTTTTGAATATCTAAGTCTTCGTCAATAGTTCGCGAATTATCGGCTAGGGCATTTTTAAGCATGGCCAATAGGTCGTCCTTGGCCTTGTCGCTATCCTTGATCACTTTGGTTTCTGATCTATGAATGAATGAGTCCACACCGGCAATAGTTCCCAATGCTTTCAGAGCATTAACACGCACCGAAGGGTTAGAGTCCTCAGCTATGGCCTCGACTGTAAGCCTATGAGCTACTAATGCCCTTATTTGTCCAGCTGTATGCGATTTCTCCCACTCAATCGCTAGCTTAATCGCTTCTGTTGTAGCCTGAATATCCCCTCGCTTGCTCATCTCATGCCCTCGCTTTGCTATTGTCCGACTATTGCCCTTACTGTTATATGCTTTCCGATA